CTAATCCCCCTCCATGTCCCCCAGGTTATCCTTCAACACTTCTGCGGGGACTCGGTAGCTGTCGTTTGGCAGCACTTTGACTTCGCCGGTAACAGTGTCCACTTTATAGCCTTGGAACACCTGCTGATCGCCATAGGTATCGCCTATACCGCGGGTGATCAGGATACCGTCCGAGTTGACCCCGAGACATTCCCCCCTGTAGTCCCTGCCGCGCCGGCTGGGGAAAAAGCCTAAAGTTATAACCCGCTCCGGTGCGTTCCGCGGAACGAGGAAACAGCCGAACTGGTCCACCGCCAGCTTCTTCTCTATCCATGACATGGATTCTTTCCCAATATAGTCGTCCGGCAGTTTTGAAAGCTGCATCTCGGCGCAGAAGCAGAAGCAGGCCTCCTTGCCGCTGCCTTTCGGAAGCTCGACCATCAACGGACTTGAAGCGGTAGTGAATTCCTGAACAGTAGAGAAAGCTTTATTAAAAGGCTTTTTTACCAAGTCCTCCGCCAGCAAACTGACCCGGCCGGGCGGTATATGCCCGTCTTTATCGACAGCGGGCTCCAGCAGCACCCACTCCCTCTTCCCCGGGAAGAACGCCACCAGCGTCCCGGAAGATCTGAGAATAACGCCCCCGGGGATCTGCCCGAAAGAAGCCGCCCCATATTCGATACTGCGCAAAAAGGCTATATCGAACGAGGATACTATGTGCCAGTTATGGTCCTGGACATTCCAGAACGCAAGGCCAAAAGCCTGCGGCGCCCTATCTACATAAAAAACGAGGTAATCTCCGGCATGCCATAAAGAATTAACTTCCAAACCGCGCAGAGGCTCTATGCCGGCCGAAACCACCCTGCCGCCTTTCGTCTTCCAGGACATAATCGGCAGAGCCGCACACTCAGGCCCCCTGCTGCCCTCGGTAAATGAAAGGGTGGAGCCATCCACATCGAACCAATGCGCCACCCTGCCGCCGCAATACTGGCCTCCGTAAGGTATGTACGGTTCGCTCCCGCCGCGATACTGCTCAGAGAATACAACGTCAGTTGAAACCACCAATTTCTCCGACCTATGCCAGCTCATGGTTGAACCGGCGACGCTTCCCCCTCGCAAATCCACCGGTTGCGGGATCATAGAGAGAGGATATGCAACCCCCGTATTAACAGGCGCTGCCGCCTTCTGTACCGCCGCAAACTTGCCGATAAATATTTCTTCCGAACCGTCGTCCCCCTCTGCAAAGCAGTAATTCCCGGACAACCCAAGCAAAACCAGAAAAATAAGATATATTTTCACGAATGATTCCCCAACCATGATTAATTATCAAGTTATTAAGAGCCGCTCCCCAGATTCTAAACCAGTGTCTGTCCCTAGTTTGCTCGTGTGTATTACCCCATAACATCGGAATGATTCAACTATACCAAACAAAAAGCCCTGGCAAAACTGTTTTGCCAGGGCCTTGAAAGCGGGAACTCCGGGACTAGGAGCCCGCCTCGGGGCTCCGGTTTCCCCTATGAGAACCCGCCTTACCGTCGTTTCTCCTATGTAATTGACCGCAGTTTAGTACAGTTCCACGTAGTCTAATGCGGCGGCAACATGGCACAAAACATGGCACAGCCCTCACGCGCCGTAGGGCTGCAGCAGCCGGGCCTTGTCGGACACGTCCTCCGGGCTCAGGTGCATGTACAGCTCCGTCATGCGCGGCGAGGAGTGACCCATCAGTTCCGCGATCTGCTTGGCCGAACAGCCGGCGCGCGCCAGGTCGCTGCCGTAGGTGTGGCGCAGCTTGTGCATGAAGCCCTGCAGGTCCACCGCCTTCAGGATCTTGCTGAACACGTGCCCGACCGAGTCTATGCCTGACGGCCGCCACCCCCCCTCCGCCACCACGTAAGCCGACTTCGCCCGCTTCTGCTCCTGGCGCAGGTGCGCCGCGACCTCCGCGGTCATGGGCACTATGCGCGACTTGCCCCCTTTAGGCGACCAGTCCTTCTTGGGGCAGATGTCCACGCTGCCGTCCGGCCCCTTGTTCCAGAGCACGTTCTCCCACTGCAGGTGGTAGATCTCGCCGGCGCGCAAGCCGCAGCGGGCCCCGAGCAGGATGATGCTCTTCCAGTGCGGCTTGCGGCAGGCTTTCAGGAGCGTCACCATCTCCTCGTGCTTGAAGAACACCACCCGGCCCCGCGGCAGTTTCACGTTGCGCACAATGTCCCACCGCTGGGGGGGAAGCACGTCGTTTATCTCCATGCGGCGCATGCCGGCCTTCAGGGCCCGGATGGCGCGCTCGCGGGCGTAGAGGCCCACCTTCTTGTCCTCCATGAACGTCTTCAGGTCGTTGAGGCGCTCCGGGGTGATGTCGGCCATGGTGCGCGGGTGGAAGGCCTCCTCGAACATCTTGAAGGCGCGCTCGTTGTGCGCGTGCGTGGTGGGGCTCATGTCGTGCCTCGAGGCGGCCAGGTACTTGTCCACGCAGAAGCGCCAGGGCTTGGACTTGGCGCCGGGGTGGCCGTAGCGCGAGTCCACCGCGGCCAGGTCCAGCTCGGCCTGCTTGAGCCGGGCGATCTTAATGCTGGGCGAGAGCGGCCGGCGCACGCGCTTGCCGTCCACAAAGCCGTCGTACCAGTGAATGCTTCCCCGCTTGTAGATCCTGGACATATTATTTTTCCCAGGGCGGCGTGCCCTTGTGCTTGCAGGAGATCATGGCGGAGTAGCCGTGCCGGCCTTTATCAGGAAAGCTGGTAAGATTCGAATTGCATACTGAGCAATAAATCGTATCGATGCAGTTCTTTTTATCGAAATCCAGCAAGAGACTTATTTTAGGCGGATTATCGTAGAGCGATATCCCACATCGTGGACAGCGAATTTTCTCCTTTGGGTTATGCATATCAGTCCGACCTTAAATGAGAATGATATCGTCATCAAGCGATATTACGCTGCAACTCTCTGCCTTTAGGACTGTCTGCTGGTATAAACTTATCAGACTTGCACTTCGGGCATACTTCCTTCCTGGTGGTCAGGCGCCAGATGCTGTATATCAGACCGGGCAGGATAAAAAGCAGCCAGAGCACGATCTCCATTACGAAGCTACCACGCGTAACCTTCTCCGGGTAGATCATGCTGCCGCAGGCCGTGCAGATCTGCGCTGGCGCGCCAGCAGACTTTTGGCCGGAAATCATTTTCACAACAAAGAATACACCCGCCACCACGATTAGAAAATACATCAGGAACATATCCTCTCCTTATGGCTTGCGGTGAAAGCTCTTTACTATTCCAATAATCTGACAGTCCTTGAGTTTTGGTCGAAGTATCTTATATTCAGGGTTATCCGGGCGCAGCTCTAGATGATCGGAGCGATGATATACGCGCTTTAGCGTGCATTCGCCATCCCAACAGATTACAGCCAACGCTCCATCTGGGACATCGGAAGTTTCTTCTATAACCGCATAGTCTCCGTCACTGGCCTTGGGCTCCATGCAAGATCCTGAAATACGGAGAGCGTAAGTGCGTCGCCCCGGCTTTCGCTTATAGACATAGTCAATAACATCGAGACGCACAGCATCGTCAGACGGTTCTTTAAACGTCTCTGCGCTAACTACTCCTATTACTTCCGCAAAAGCAACATCCATTTCAGGTCCGGACAAATCTTTATGGCGCGGGGCAAAGCTGGCGACAAGTTCTGCCACGGTAATTCCCAGTTCGTCAGCCACGCGCTTACGTGACTCCTCTTTCGGAGGCTTTGACTCGCTTATCCATCGCGATACTGTTCCTGGATTTATCCCAAGTCTTTCCGCAAGACGTTGCGGAGCACCATCAGATATGCCCTTATTCCACCGCTTCAGGTAATCAACAAAGAACATACATCCTCCGTCGTAAATATCCCCAGTGCCAAAAAGCCCTTGACAAGTTGCACAATGTTGTGCAATACTATTCAAGACTAGACAACGCTCTTGGCAAAGACGACACAGACGATATTCGCCGCAAGGCGAAGAAGGCACCGAACAAAGGGCCTGCCAGCTTCACGGAAAACCTCTGCCAAGAGCATAACGTGGAGCTGGCCCAATTTTTTGCTGCCAACTATAGATTATAGCGAATTTAACCATGCGTCAACCCAAGAAGATTCAGGTACTCGACAGACGGGACAACGCGATTATGGCCCTAAAGTTCTCGGACAAACTCTCCCTCCTCCGTCACATGAAGCGGTGGACTATTAAGGAGATGGCGGAAAAGATTGGGGTCTCAGCCGACCGCATGGAATATCTTCTTGCTGGGCGCCACGAGCCAAAAGCTGCCGATGTGATACGCATTATGAACACCCTAGAAGTCTACTTTGACCCAGAGGATTTTGAAAGCGAAGGCATACCGGGGAAGCTATGAAACGCAAGGATCTTGTAGGTCACAGATTCCACAGGCTACAGGTGACCGAATTTTCGCATATCAACAGTCTCCGCAACTGTGTGTGGAAATGTCTCTGCGAGTGCGGGAATATTGTGCTTGTGGCTGGTGGTCATTTGGGCTCTGGGCATACAAGAAGCTGTGGATGCTACAGAAATGAAATCAGAAAGGAAACACACCGGACTCATGGCCTATACAACACCCGGCTGCATCGAATCTGGTCGGCGATGAAAGCTCGCTGCAGCAACCCACACACCATTAGGTTCAACTGTTATGGGGCAAAAGGCATCGCGGTTTGCGAAGCGTGGAACGGTGACTTTAAGCGGTTTTACGATTGGGCCATATCTCACGGCTACGCTGAAAATCTCACGATAGACCGAATTAATCCAGATGGAAATTATGAGCCAAGCAATTGCCAATGGCTCACCCTATCAGAAAACAATCGCAAGCGTTTTGCCGACAGGAGGTCAATATCATGAGCGATATATTTTTGACCGCGCAGGAAGTAGCCGCCGCGCTCAAGCTCAGCCCCAGGAACGGCTGGCGCACGGTGCTCACCTGGGCGGACTCGGGCAAGATCAGCTTTATGCGCTTCGGCCGGGTGAAGCGGTTCCGGCTGGCGGACTTCGCGGCCTGGGGCTACAAGAACGGCTCCGGCGGCGAACTGAACAAGCGCTACAGGTAAGGAGATATATGACTCGCATGTGCTGCTACTGCACCCCCCACCACGTCATCGGCAAAGAGGACGGCTCGGGGCTTTACACCCACGGCCTCTGCTGGAAGGCCGCGCTGCGCGAGGACGTGAAGTGGTACGCCGGCAAGTTCTGCAGGGCGCTGCGCCGGATCTTCCGCACCGAGAACGCCCTGGTGATAACCGCGGCGCTGTACTTCGGCGGCCAGCTGGTGCGGTGGGGTTTCAACGGGTTCGCCATAGTAGGAAAGTAAGAAAGTAAAAGATTTGCGGCGTTATGAACCGCAAATGCCGGGGCCCAACCCCCTAACCCAAACCCCCAGGGTCCCGGCACCAATTTAGGCGGTGTGACGTACGGCTCCGGAGTTTTGAGAAGTTCTTATCCGGGGCGAAGGCAAAGCGGGTGAACAATTCCCGCCCGCCGCCGCAAGTTTTAAGCCGTGCCTCCAACTGGCCCGGCAACAGACAGGAGAGTATGCAGATAAAAATGCCGCCGAAGTACCAGGACCTGAGCGTGATAGAGATCATGCTGTGCAACAAGAAGGCGCTGAACTTCGAGGCGATGAAGCTTAAGAAACTAACATTCGACGCTCCGGAGAAGTTCATGGCCTACCTCAAGGGCCAGCCGGACAAAAAGGAAACCGCCATGTACTTATTCTTCGACACTGAAACCACCGGCCTCCCCAAGCGTTACGATGCCAAAATAACGGACCTGGACAACTGGCCCCGCTTGGTGCAGCTGGCCTGGCTGGCCTACGACACCGAGGGCAACAAGGTGGACGGAGACAGCTCCATCGTAAAGCCCTCCGGCTTTACCATCCCTGACCAGGCCGCCAGGATCCACGGCATCACCACCGACAAGGCCATGTTCGAAGGCAAGGACCTGCAGGTGGTCCTGGAGCTGCTTCACGAGCGCATCAGCCAGGCTGAGATTCTTGTAGCGCACAACATGAACTTTGACGAGAAGATAATCGCCGCCGAGTTCGTGCGCCTCGGTATCCCGGCTGTTGTTCCTCCGCGCCGCAAGATCTGCACCATGACGGCCTCCGCCAGGTACTGCAATCTCAATGGCCCTCGCGGTCCCAAGTGGCCCAAGCTCCAAGAACTCCACGTCAAGCTGTTCGGAGAGAACTTCTCCGAGGCGCACAACGCCGCGGCCGACATAGCGGCCACAGCCCGCTGCTTCTTCGAGCTCAAGCGACTGGGCGTCATCTCTATTTAAGTTCAACTTAAAACCCCAAAACTCAAACGAAAGGAGAGACTACAATGGAAATCAGAAAAGCGGAAAGACGGAAAGCGAAGTTGAGGCTCGGCATAGCCTCCGTCAGCGGCGCGGGTAAAACCTACTCGGCGCTCATGCTGGCCTTCGGCATCGGCGGCAAGATCGGCATGGTGGACACCGAGAACGGCAGCGGCGACCTCTACAGCCACCTCGGGGAATACGACATCATCCCCATCAAGGCGCCTTTCACCGTGGCGAAGTACAAGGAGGCGCTCAACATGTTTGAGACCTCCGGCTACACCACGGTCATCCTCGACAGCCTCAGCCACGCCTGGGCCGGCGACGGCGGCCTGCTGGACAAGCAGGGCAGGATGGCCGACACCGGCGGCAACAGCTACGCCGCCTGGCGCAAGGTCACCCCGGAGCATAACGCCCTGGTGGAGAGCATGCTGCAGAGCCCCTGCCACGTCATCGCCACCATGCGCTCCAAGCAGGAGTACGTCCAGGAAAAGAACGAGCACGGCAAGACGATCATCCGCAAGGTCGGCCTGGCCCCGGTGCAGCGCGACGGCATGGAGTACGAGTTCACCGTGATGATGGACATCACCAACCCGGACCACATCGCCAGCACCACCAAGGACCGCACCGGCCTGTTCGACGGCCAGTTCTTCAAGATCACCAAGGAGACCGGCAAGACCCTGCTGACCTGGCTGGAAAGCGGCAAGGACGTGCCCATCCCCGCCATAGTCGCGGCCCCGGAGAAGCCCGCGGCCTCCGCGCCGGCCGCCGCGGCTCAGCCCGCTGGCCAGCCCGCGCCCGTCAAGACCGCCCGCGGCATCATCGAGACGATCAAGAGCGCCAAGACCGCCGCCGGCATGCGCTACGGCGTGAAGCTCAAGGGCTCCACCGCCCTGTACGGAACGGCCTCCGCGCCGGCCGCGCAGCGGGCCGAGAGCATGACCGGCTCCGAGATAGAGGTCAGCTACAAGGAAGAGGGCGGCAAGCTCCTCCTCGTAGGCTTCGACCTGGTCAAAGCTTAGACAGTAAAAACCCCAAGGAGAACATAACACAATGGAAAAAGAAATCACGGACATCAACGAACCCATGAGCTTCCCGGTCGACGAGGCCGCGGATAAGCCCCGCACCTTCCACGTGCCGGCCGGCAGCTACGCGCTGACCGCCTGGAGCGTGGAGCGCGGCCTGTCGAAGAACGGCGACCCGAAGCTCAACATCAAGTTCGGCATCAACGGGCAGAAATGCGGGAAGTGGCTGTTCCACAACCTGACCCTGCTGCCCAAGGACAACGCCGGCCACGGCATAGCGGTGCACGGCCTCAAGGCGCTCGGCTTCGCGATCGACAAAAGCATGGTCAACTTCCGGCCGGCAGACATCATCGGCCGCGTGTGCCGCGCCGAGCTGATCGTGGAGGAGAAGGACCACGTGGCGGACTCCGGCACGCACTACACCAGGTACAGCAACAAGATCAAGTCCATAGCCTACGCCCTCCCCGACGATAAGCCGGAGATGCCCGCGCCGGCGCCCATGCCGAGCCCGATGGACGGCAACGACGTTCCGTTCTAACAAGGAGAAACGAATATGCCTATCGCAACGTTACCCAAGCCCCTCTACGAGGTCGGCTTCAAGGAGTACCGCAGACAGCATCTTTACACGGTGGGGACTAAGACGTTCATCTCCGTGACGAAGATCCTCGGAATAATCGGCGGCGGCAAGACCAACGCGCTCATGATCTGGGCGCGGCGCGAGGCCTTGAAGCTGGCGAAAGCCGAGATCCTGGGCTTCATGGACACCGGCGAGCAGCTGAACCATGTCGCCCTGGACGAACTGATGCAGCGCGCCGACCGCCAGCCGGACAAGATAAAGGACTCGGCCGCGGACCTGGGCACCCGGGTGCACAACGCCATCGACGCCTTCATCATGGGCAAGGCCCCCACGCTGGACCCCGAGGCGCAGAAGGGCTTCGAGAACTTCATGACCTGGCTGCAGGGCGAAGAGCTCGAGTTCATCTGCGGCGACGTCAGCGTGGCCAGCGTCTCCATCGGCTACGGCGGCCGCCTGGACGCCATCGCCCGCAGGAAGAACGGCCGCCTGGTCCTGCTCGACTGGAAGACCTCCAACGCGCTGCGCGACGAGTACCCGCTGCAGGTGGCGGCCTACGCGCAGGCGTTCAAGGAAACCTACGGCCTGGCCGTAGACGAGGCCATCGTGGTGCGCTTCGGTAAGGACAAGGCCGACGACTTCGAACCCCGGCCGGTGAACCTCGAGGCCGCGCTGACGGCGTTCAAGAACGCCTTCGACCTCAACAACAGCATGACCAAGGAGCTGTGGGCTTAAGGAGATAATTATGAAAACGACAACTAAAGAAAAAGCTGTGGGAGTGTTCGACGCCGGCGCCATCGAGTTCGCGGTGACGAGCTCCATCAAGAAGAACACGCTGCCGGAGATCCGCGACTCCTGGAAGAACTGGCTGGACAGCTACAACGCTGCCAACCTGGAGACCGACCAGGACTTCGTGGACGCGGCGAAGTTCGTCACGGAGTGCGAGCGCACCGAGGCTAAGCTCGAGGAGATCCGCGAGAAGGCGCTCAAGGGCGAGGTATCCAAGGTCATCAAGGAAATCGAGACCATGAAGGAGACGACCAGGCAGAAGCGCCTCGAGTTCAACCGCGCCGTGACCACGCGCAGGGACAAGCTCAAGACCGACGCCGTGGCCTCCGCGCTCAAGCAGCTGGCCGACACGCTGGCCGAGTTCCCCCACCGCCGCCAGCCGCGCAACGCCTCGGAGCAGCCGGAGTGGCTCCTGACGGCCTCCATCAAGGGCAAGTCCTCCATCCTTAAGATGCAGGAAGCGCTCGAGCAAGAGTCGGCCAGGATCGTAGCCGAAGCCAAGGAGTACTCGGCCACGTTCACGGCCATGCTTGTGAAGGTCTACGACCTCTACGAAGCCGCCGGCGAGACAGCTACGGACTCCGAGCTGGACCTCCTGGTGTCGAAGTACCTCACGGACGCGCCGGAACGCGCCACACTGATCCTGCAGCAGAAGAAGGTGGCCCGCGAGCAGGCCGAGATCGAGCTCAGGAAGCAGGAGCAGGAGGACGCCAAGGCCAGAGCGGCCCAAACGGAGCCCGCCTCGGTGACGCTCCCCGAGCCCATGCCCGCCGCCGCCCTGCCGGAGCAGCCCCCGGTGGCTGTCCCCGTCGCGTCCTCCGCGCCGGTCAAGACCATGGTCTTCACCGCAGTATTCGCCACCAGCCGCCCGATAAAGGTGGCCGCTGACATCGCCGCCCTGGGCGGCCAGAACGTTACGTTCGAAGAAGCCAACTAAGGAGAAATCAGTAAATGACGAACCATACCCAGACCATAGAGAGAGACGCCATCCACACCTTCACCGCCGACGAGGTGACTCAGCTGCGCAAGAACATCGCCGACAAGACCCTCGAGCTCAGCGAGAAGGAGATGATCAAGAAGTCGGTGAGCTCCACCGTGGCCATGCTCAAGGCCACCATCGACTGCCAGGTGATCAAGGTGCGCGAGGGCCGCGAGCTGCGCAAGATGCTCTGCCCGGTGGTGTTCCACTGGAAGGAGGGCCGCAAGGACATCGTGCACCCCGAGACCGGCGCCATCGAACTGACGACGGACATCACCGACAACGACAGGCAGCAGTACCTGCCGATGGAGGAAGAGAAGAAGGGCCGGGGTAAGAAATGACCCGCTACTCGGTGACGATCATGCAGGGCGGAGCCGGCTTCCGGCTCTGCCCCGGCATGGAGACCGTGGCCGGCAACGGCCCTGCGGTGCTCACCATTGACCCCGGCCTGCGCATGGGCTGGGCTCTGGTGAAGTGGCGCCCCGGAGTCAGAGAACTTCAGGCCGGAGGCTTCGTGGAGCTGGACCGCTCCCGCCTCTACGCCAGCGGGTTCAACGCCGTGAAGTCCCTGCTCCAGGAGCTGCGCCCCTCGGCCATGGCCTTCGAGCAGTACTTCCTCGGCGCCGGCGCCCACAACAAGGAAAGCATCGAGGTGCGCGGCGCCATGAAGGCCGCCTGCGAGTGCGCCGAGCTGGCCTGGGAGGAGTTGCACCCGAGCACGGTGCGCGCCAACCTGGGCGTGAAGGGCAAGCTCAAGGACACGCAGATCCGCGAAATCGTGGCCAGCCTCTACGGCATCCCGACCAAGTACCAGCCTGATGCGGCAAAGAAGCGGGAGATATTCTTCCCCGCGGACGTGTTCGACGCGGCGGCGGTAGCCTGGTCGGCCGACAGCATGGAGGGGCTGTGACCGAAGAACAGCGCCGCAAGGAGTTCGTCAAGGCCGCCCACGACGTGATGAAGGTCTGGCCCGGCTACGCGGCGCACAAGTTCCCGGAGCCGACGAACCGGACCGACCAGTGCCTGCAGTGCGACCTGCGCTTCAGGCAGGAGATGCTGACCCTGGCGTGGCAGGACAGCAGAGCCGGCCGGGCGACGGACGCGGACTTCATGCACTACCTGGTGAGCTGGCGGACAGAGTGGCTATATGCGTCCGAGCTGTTCTACACAGGCAAGCCCAACGAAAAGGACGCGCTGGACACCAGGAAGAAGCAGGCCATAATAGCGAGCAGAAGCAAGTGCAAATTCAAATCCCAAGGAGAGAGAAAATGACCAAGACAGCTACGAAGACTAAGAAAGAGACGGCCTCCGCCGGCGAAGGCTACAAGGAGATAGAGGTCGGCAATTTCAACCCCGACACTCTGGTGAACGGCGACAACGCTCGCACCAACTACGACATAAAGGAGCTCGCCGCCAACATAGCGAAGGTAGGCGTGCTCCAGCCGGTGATCCTCCGCCAGGATCCTGACGGCGGCTACATCCTGGTAGCCGGCCACCGCCGCGTGCGGGCCGCCATAGAAGCTGGCCTCAAAATCATCCCCGGCCGCGTGCTCGACCTCAATGAGGAACAGGCCCGCGAAGTGCAGACGCTCGAGAACCTGCAGCGCGAAGCACTCAACCCCATGGACGAAGCCCAGGCGTTCAAGCAGCTGCTCGACAACGGCGGCTACAACGTAAAGGCCCTGGCCGAGCGCGTGGACAAGTCCGAGACCTACGTCTACCGCGCCATCTCCCTGCTGAGCCTGCCCGAGGATGTAAGGGACGCCATCCGCGACGGCCGCATTACCCCGGCCCACGGCCACCAGCTGCTGCGCGTGCCGGCCGACAAGCGCGAGGAGGCCGCGGAAGAGATGCTGGAAGCGGACGGCAGCCTGACCGTGAGCGAGCTGGCCGAGAAGATAGAGCAGGACTACGGCTGCCGCCTGAGCGGCGCCTGCTTCGACAAGGCAGCCTGCGGCACCTGCCAGTACAACGACGCCAACCAGAAGATGCTCTTTGACGGGGCCGGCCAGGACGACGAAGGACGCTGCACCAACACCGCCTGCTTCAACGAGAAGACCGAGACCTTCCACAACGAGCTGGCCGACCTCTCCGCCAAGAAGTTCAAGGGCATGAAGTACCTGGGCCAGAAGACCATGTCCTACGGCTGGATAGGCGGCCATAGCGTCTACAACATCGGCAAGAACACCGCCGTCATCAAGGACGAGCTCACCAAGAAGCCCGAGATCAAGGAGGCCATGAAGAAGACCCCCGAGCGCTTCGGCTTCTACGTGGACACCGGCGAGCACAAAGCCTTCGCTGTGATCACCGATAAGGCCCTGATAGCTGAGCTGTGGCCTTCTGACCGCGGTCCGGCCTCTAAGACCCCGGAGCAGAGGGAAGCCGAAGAAAAGGATGCTTACTTCGAAATGCACACGCTCAAGGCGCTCGTGCGCGAACTGCTGGTCAGCACTTACTCCCTGCACCACAACCAGGCCGTGCAACTGGTGCCGGATTACCTGACCGCCAGCGTGAAGGAGGCCGTCACGGAGGCGCTCGGGCTCAAGGACTGGAGCGAGGTGGTCCCGAACGACCTCGATACCAACCTGATCTTCAAGCTGCTCTGGCTCATGAAGATGGACGAGAACACTTACAGCGTGCCGGAACTGGTGGCGACCTTTAAGTCGGCTATCGGCTTGGACCTCAAAGCCATCAAGGCCGCCGCACAGAAGACCGCCAAGGACAACTGGAAGTTCGAGCTGGAGCGCCGCAAGACCGAGGCTGCCGTTAAAAAGCAGAACGCCGACAAGAAGGTGCCGCTGGACAAGAAGGGCTGGAACGAAGACGAGGACGGTGACAACGAATGACGCAGCCCGTCATGTTCGACGAGCAGGGCACCCCCACCCCGGAGGCACAGGTCTCCGGGGCGGCGGCCGCCTGCAGCGCGGAGGCGTTCGATAAGGTCGACGCCAACCGCCTGCGCCGCCTGGTGGAGCAGGAGTACAAGCTCTTCCCGAACGGCGCCACCGCGGACGAGGTGGTCTACCGCCTCCAGGGCATGGGCCTGGAAGTAGACGAGCTCTCCATCCGGCCCCGCGTCACCGAGCTCAAGAGCGCGGCCCACGGCGCCGTCCTGGTGGAGACCGGCGCCCGCCGCAAGAACGCCAAGGGCAACAGCTGCGCGATCCTGGTGCACCGGGACTACGCCAGGGAGGCGATATGAGCGAGAAGCCTAAATACACGCCGGGGCCGTGGATAGCGAGCGGCCCGTTAGGGAAGGAACAGGAAGCGAGAAACAAAGGTTGGAACAGGCAGGACATGCCTCAGTGGGTATCCGCGGAACACACCCTCCACGTTTACGTGGCCCCCTGCGCCGACGGCTTCGTGTTCAAGCAGAACGCCGCTAACGCCGCGTTGATTTCCGCGGCCCCGGACATGCTGGTCGCGCTCGAAGCGGCCGAGGCCTCGGGAGCAATAGGCTTCGGGCCGCTGCTGGACCAGGTCCGCGCCGCCATAGCGAAAGCCAAGAAGGAGATCTTATGAAGGAAATACTCGAGCAGGAAGACACCGAACGCCTGAAGGAAATAGTCTGCCCCTACTGCGGCGCCGAGCACCCTTACGAGGACGTCCACCTGGCAGACGAAGAAGAGGCTGAACTCGAATGTGAGAACTGCGCCAAGAAGTTCACGGTCTCGGCCACCTTCACGGTGCGCTACACCACCAAGCGCACCATCTGCGAGCACAGCAAGCACGAGTACGAGCTGGCCGCCATGCGCTACCACGAGAACCCCTACCTCTACTCCGGCCAGAACTGGACCATCTACCGCTGCAAGCACTGCCACAACGAAGAGATCCTGATCGGGCCGGCCGCCGCCGATGGAAAGCCCTACATCCAGCCGCTGGAGGTACGCAAATGAGCATCACCGTAAGACGCGCTATCCCCTCCGGCTGGTGGTTCACCCTGCGCCGCCCAGGCCACACCACACGCGCCTGGGAGGTCCCCACGCGGCTCCGCGGCTGCCTGGCCATAGCCAAGCACCTCTGGAAGGAGGCCGTATGACCTTCTTCCCCCGCACCAACCGCGGCGCCTGGGCGCTCGACGACACCTGCTACCACCCCGGTTTCAAGGACTGCAAGGACGCTGCCGGCAAGACCTGCGCCTACTGGCGCGGCGGCTGCCAGGCCGCGCACCTGCCCCCGCCGGCACCGGCCCCCAAGGAGGCGAAATGCAACACCCGGACCGAATAACCCCAGACATCCGCCGAACCGGCCGCAAGCTCGCCCCGGCCGGCTGGCTCACCGTCTACACACTCGCCGCGCTCATGTTCGGAGCGCTGGCCTACTTCGCAGGGAGATAACATGATCACAAACACCACATCAGCAGCCGCGGCAGAGCGCCGCCGCCAGAAGGCCGCAGAAAAGGCCTTAGAGCGCGTCTCCAGGGCCTGGGGACACCGCATAAGCCCCAAGGACCTTAAAGACACCTTACCCCTCGTAAACGCCAAGCTGGAGGCCGCCGCGACCGCGTTAGAAGATATCTGGAAGGACGCCAAAGCCGGCGTCACCACCCAGGAACACTTCGACATGGCGCTCAAGGCGTGGGAGATAGCCAACTACGAGGCCGTAGTAGCACTCAAGGCGGTGCGGTAATGGCCCGCCCACTCAAACAGACAGTCGACTACTTCCCGCACATGGCAGACAGCGGAGACACCATCTCCACCCTCGAAAGCCTCTGGGGCATCCACGGCTACGCCTTCTGGTTCAAGCTCCTGGAGTCACTCTGCAAGGCGGACGGGCACTACTTCGACTTCACCAACAACTACCGCCGGCAGGTCTTCCTGGGCAAAACCCGCGTCACCGAAGAAACCGCCATCGAGATACTCAACGCCCTGGCCAAGATGGAAAACATCGACCCCGAGCTGTGGTTCAACAGCCGCGTCATCTGGTGCCAGGCGCTGGTAGACAACGTGGCCGACGCCTACAAGAACCGGGTCTGTCCGCTTCCGGGCCGTCCCGAGTTTCTTACGAGGAAACCGGTAAGAAATCCCGACACACAGGAGTTTCCAGCGGAAGAAACCCCCCAAGCTGTCGGGATAACTTCCCCCGAAAAACCACAAAGTAAACTAAATAAGAGAAAAGGGGGAGGGGAGGAGGCTATCCATAACGATAATGTTGTCGCTACGGATAAGGTTAAAACTGATACCGCCGCCGCCCCGCCCCCCCCGGCCAGCCGCCCCGCCCCCTCTCCGGCTTCGCCGTCTTCTTCCCCCTCGCCTAAGGGCTCGGGGCCCGAGAACAAAGCAAACGGCAGTAAAAGACAATTCCCGGAACCCGACATTCTCAAGGTAGCCGCCGCCTACTGCGAGGCCAAGGGCGTGGAGTTCTGCAACGCCATAGCCCGCAGCTCCTACCTGCGCTCCAAGGCCGTCTTCTACGACGCCAAGGACTTCCTCGCACTCAACGGCGGCGACGCGGAGCGGGCCTGCGTGGCCATCAAGGACTTCGCCAGGGAGTACGAGGCCGACAGCAAGAAGGACTGGAACTGGAAGTACCTCATGCAGGACTGGAGCAAGCCTGAATGGGGCGATGGCATAACGTGGGACGAACTCAGGAGGAACTATGAGCTGGAACAGCAGCAAGAAAAAGCGCGGTAGCAGCGCGGACGGGCCGGTAGTGCTGGACCGCACCGTGCGCTGCAAGAACTGCTTCGTGAGCACTGGCGTATACGGCCAGCCCGACATCGGCACCGTGATGGTCAGCGAGGTGGTGCGCCTGCAGAAGGCTGACGGCCCCAACCTGGACGTGGCCCGCACCGTCAGGTGCGTGCAGTGCGGCTACATCCAGGACGTGATCGTGTGGCAGGCCGGGCGCGCGGCCGGCTTCACGCGGGAGAGCATCTTCTCCCTGCTGCGCGCCTCGAAGGCCACGCCCACCTTCAGCCAGGAGGAGCTGAGCACCGGCGTGCTGCGCCATGTGAAGCTCTCCAAGGCCATGCAGGAAGCCACGGCCAAGCAGTTCCGGCCGAGCTTCGGCCAGGACTACAACCCGGACCAGCACATCGAGCCGCGGGCCATGCCGGCGCCGATTCCCCAGGAGATGTTCTGATATGGCCGACGCGACCCTGTACTGCAAGACCTGCGGCGACTACAAGGAGCACATGCACCTGGGCGGCCGGGACTGCATCTGCTCCGAGTGCGGCGAAAAGAACGCCGCACCCAACTGGCGCGAGATAGAGGCGGCGGTGGAGAAGCGCAAGGCCGCCAACCAGGCAGCGGTGGCTGGCCGCAACGCGGTGAGCGCCGCCGACCTGGGCATGACCGCCACCAGCCAGGAGCAGAAGGACCGTATAGCGGCCCGCTACCTGGCCGGTGAGAGCGCGGCCGACCTCGCCAAGGAGTACGGCGTGTCCGGCAAGACTGTCCGCGGCTACGTGGCCTACGCGAGACAGAAGGCCCGCGCCGCTGAGACGAACGCCGCCCCGGCCGAGACGCCGGCAGCAGAAACCGAAACGGAAACCCCCAAGGAGAAAACGATGAAGACCAAACTGACAGACGAGAAGATAGCGGAGATCCGCGCCGACTACGCGGGCCTCCTGGTAGAGGAGCGCACCCGCGCCGCGGTGCTGGAGCTCGCCAAGAAGCACGGCATAAGCGAGCCCACGTTCCGCAAGTACGTGCGCCTGATGGACGCCAAGCCGGCGAAGGCCGGGCGCCCCGGCAGGAAGGGCGGGAAGGCCTCCCAGGCCGCCAAGGCGCCCCGGCAGGAAGGGCGCAAGCCCGAAGGCTTCAAGGCTGCCCTGTCGGCCCTGGTGGAGGCCGCCGTGGAGGCCCGCCTGGCCGACCTGGAAGCGCTGGTAAAGGCGGAGGTCGCCAAGAGCGTCAGCATCACGGAGAGCGACCTGGACGGCAGGGTGGAGGCCGCGCTGGCGCGGGCGCTCAAATGAACAACGTCCACCTCTGGCAGTACTTCGTTATCGGCGGCCCCGCCTTTCTGCTCGGCGCCGTGGTCGCCTGGGCCATCTGCCGCGAGTACGAGCGCGGCCTTGAGGCCCTGATCCTAAACGAGCCGGAGCGGACACCGGAGTTCATCATCCCCATGCGGACGGTCGGGAAGTGCCACTCCGCCTTTCTGACGTTTAGCGCCGCGATCGAGGCCGGCAAGCGCGCGCTGTACCTCGGCCCCGGTTACGTAGTCATGCCTGACACCATGTACCAGGAGCTGAACGAAGCCAAGGCCTGCGCCGAGAGGACCAGACGCACGGCCATGTACATGCTCGGCATGGACTGCGCCAGCGCCGAAGGAGACGCCAGCTGGTTCAGGAGACCGTCATGAGCGCCCTCACCGACCTCAAGGCCCGCATTACCGGCCCGGACGGCGGCCTGCGGGACCGGCTGACGATCGAGCGGGAGCTCAACGCCGCGATAGAGCAGGAGTTGTCGCGCCTCGCGGAGTACGAGTTCCGCCTCAGCAAGCAACGTGAGTGTATCAAGGCGCTGCGCGCGCAGCTGGATGCGGAGAGTAAGCTGGCCGGGACTTCCCTGTTCAAGTGCGGCATCTACGAGATAATGGTCAGGCGGCTGCGGGAGTGGGACAGCGTGTATCTCTCCGACGGCATGGCCCGGCGTGATTTCAAGGCAATTCTTAAAGAGGCCGAGGAGACACGCCCATGACCACCATCACCATCCGCATCAAGATAGCGGCCGACGACAAGTACTGCCACCACTGCCGCTGGCTCGAAGCCTGCCCCCCTGGCTGTCGCCTGCTGTCCCACAACCTGTACAGGTGCCTCGGCGGCGGGATCCTGCGCTGCAAGGAGTGCCTGGAGGCAGAGAAGGCCGTGACGACCGAGGAGGAAAAAGGATGATACTCACCATGAGCCGTTGCACCTGTAAAAGGTGCGACAAGATAGAGCCTAATCAGGCGATGATAGTTTGCCCTAAGTGCGGCGGAGTAAGGCCGATGTCGCGCCACTACAAGCGCCGGGGATTTCGGTCCACGATGTCTTTGTGCCGCGCCCCTCTGGCAAGCGATAGCGCAATAGAGGTCGGTGTCCAGTCGCAGGAGAAACTATGAAGACAGCGCCCACCGAATACATCGAGCGCATGCCGTGGAAAGGCCTGCGCAACTACGAGGGCCGCGTTGCGGACGGCCAGCTGCGCGTCCTGGTAGGCCAGGAGCCGTTCGGGAAAGGCGGCCGCATGGGCTGGCACCTGAGCATCAGCCATACCTCGCGCATTCCCACCTGGGACGAGATACGCGAGGCCCGCTACAAGCTCGTGCCCGACCAGGCGCACATGGCCATGATCCTGCCGCCGCGGGCCGAGTACGTGAACGTGCACCCGACCACCATGCACCTTTACGAGGTGGAAGCATGAAGCCCGCCAAGCGCATCTGCTGCGCCATCCTCGGCCGCCCGGAGCTGCACAAGGGCGAGGACATCTACATCTGCGGCCTGCCCGAGTGCAGGAAGCCCCACCCGGCCGAGGGCCGCCCACTGACGCCCTACCTGCCGCTGTGCGGCTCGCACCGCGCCCTGGCCGAGGTGGGGCCGGTGCGCGTGTTCGTGGAGGAGAGCATCGGGGAGTTCCGGCTATGATGGACACCCCGCCCCTGTGCCGGCCAGACTGCCGGCAGTACCAGCCCGGAGAGCCCGGCCAGCGCTTCTGCCGGCGCGGGCACTTCGACGAGCGGGAGCAGGCGCGCAAGCCGCGGCTCTCCCAGGATCTGCAGGTGATAGTGCCCCGGACGTGCCGGGGAAAGGAGCGAAGATGAAAAAGCAGGTAGCACTTATCGTAGACGACTCGGTGTCCGCGACGGTCTCTAACGGGACACCGCGGCCGGAGAAGAAGGCCCCGCTCGTGTACAAGTACAACAGCGCCGCCGGCCCGTTCCGCAAGGGCTTCACCGAGCCCGGCCGCAACCAGCCGTGCCCTTGCGGGAGCGGCAAGAAGTACAAGCACTGCCACCTCGAGAAGATGAACGCGGGCGTCCGCGCCAAGGTGACGGAAGCGAGCAAGAAGAACCAGGAGGCAAAATGAAAATCAAGATACTGTTCGACGTGTCCGGGACAGGGTATTTTCCCGTAGGCTCGGAGGTGGACGCGGCCGTCAGCCCGAGAGGAGACATGGCTGTCGCGTTCAATAATGACCAGACCGCGTCGTCGTCGTGGTCTTTCTGCACGGGTCAGTTCGCTGTCGTGCCGGACGCTCCCGCCGCGGCGGCCAGGGGCAGCCTGTCCGACGTTATCGGGCACAAGCCGGCCCGCATCAACATCGAGTTCTAGGAGGACCACGTGAACACCAAAGAGTTCAAGCCTGTCACCAAGTGGCACACCACCAACAAGTACATCGGCACCGGCGAGATAAAGCCGCTGCCGGTCACGCGCTTCGACGACGGCACGCTCAACAGCGTGTGGGCGCTGCCGTCGGTCTGGGAGCGCGTCAAGTTCCTGTTCCGCGGCGAGCTGACTCTGCGGATCTACGGCAACTCGCAGCCGCCGGTGGCCGTAGTGTCCGGCGACATCGTAGAGGACGCGCTCGGGAGGCAGGCATGAAGGTGCCGCCCTGGTTCCCCCAGATTGCGGTGCATGTGGAGATGCGCCCTATCTTCTGCTGCGACACGCGCCTCATGTGGGAGGCGCACGAGATGGACACCATGGAGGTCACCTGGCTCTACCTCAGCCTGTTCCGCTGGAGCTGGCAGTTCCGGCTCTATATGCGGAGGCGCAGATGAAGACCGCCACCTACACCGAGTCCGTGGAGATCGTGAAGGCGTACGCGGCCGGCACGCTCAAGACCTGGACGGCCAAGCGCTGCATGACGTACCACTGCGCCATGATGCGGCTCACCCGCTTCCGGCGTGAGTACCCCGAGGAATATGCCCGGCTGACAAAATGTTAACTTTTGTTAATTGCTAAACGTCAACCGCGCACGGTATACTTGAAGCGTAGGATTAATTGCTCTTGGCAGAGTGCCGGAGCATTTTAAAAATGTCCCGGTCAACTGGCCGGGATATTTATTTGCCTGGCCGCACGGTAACTCGGCCATGGCAAAAAAAGGACCCTACAAACCCAACGGTACCAAGCAGGCTATACTCAAGAGCCTGTGCAATGGGTCCACTATTACGGCCGCGTGCAAAGCCGCGAAGGTAGGGCGCAACGCCTTCTACGAGTGGATCACCGAAGACCAGAACTTCAAGAAGCAGGTGGACGAGGCCAGGCTCAGCCAGGTCTGCGTGGCCGAGGATAAGCTTTTTGAAAACGTAAAGGCTGGGCGCGAGGCGTCCATTTTCTACTTCCTCGGCAACCGCGCGGCGGATAAGTGGCGCAGCGTAAACCGTGTAGAGCATAGCGGCTCCTTCACGCTCAAGAGCCTTATTACCGGCGAAGGGGTGCAGGAGTGAGCACCCGTCTGCGCGGCACAACCTTGCAGAACAAAATCCATCAGGATCCGGGCTGGGCCATGTGCAAGCTCTTAGGCCAGAAGCCCTGGGCAAAACAGATAGAGCTGGTCCGAACCGTGTTTGATAACGACCGCACCGAGTGCTCCGGGTGCGTTTCCTCCACCAAGACTTACACCGCCGCCATGCTGACCCTGCTCTGGCTCCTGCGCTGGGGCCCTGGTTCTCGCGTGTTCAGCATCGCCCCCTCCTTCCGCCAGGTGGACACCAACCTCTGGGGCTACATCCCAAAGCTCGTGCGCGCCGCCGAGAACAACGGCACCCCGCTCGGTTGCAAAATCTACGACAAGCCGCATGTGGAGTTCGCCAACGACTGGTACTACGAGGGTTTTTCCACCGACCGCGGCGAAAACGTGCACGGCATACACGGCCCGCACGACCTGCTGATCCTGGACGACGCGCACGGCATCTCCCGCGACATCATGGACGAGCTCGAAAACATGATGGCTGGCGGTACGGCGCACATTCTCATGCTGCACAATCGCGTCGTGTCCAGTGGCCCGTCTTTCGACGTAGCGCACAAGGACGCCGCCCTCTGGGCGCACGTCAGCATTTCCTTCTACGACCTGCCGAACAGCGACCCGAAGCGCGTGGCAGAGTGGATCCCCGGCGCCATCAGCATCAAGGCCGTGGAGGCGTGGGCCAAGAAGTACGGCGAGAAGTCCAACTTCTACCGTTCGAAGGTCCTCAACGAGTACCCCACCGCGGCGCCCGACACGCTTATCCCCCTGGACTGGATAGAGTCCGCCTTCAACCGGAAGGCCAACAACAAGGGGCTCCGCATCTTCGGCGGCGACATCGCTCGCTTCGGCGATGACTCCAGCGCTATCGCGCCCATAAAAGGCCGCGAGGTCGAGCCGGTCACCTCTTGGCACAACTTCGACCTCATGTACACCACCGGCGTATTCGCCCAGGCGCTACGCGCCGAGCGTAACCCGTCCGGCACCGAAGGCGAGCGCACCACCTGGGCGTTCCTGGACGTGGTCGGCATGGGCGGGGGCCCGGTGGACCGGCTCGTTGAGCAGCAACTGCCGGCCATAGGCGTAGACTGCGGCGAGGAAGCTGAGGGCATGGTGCAGCACGGCGACCGCTGGCGCCCCGCCAAAGAGGTCTTCGTCAACAAGCGCAGCCAGATGTGGTGGAACCTGCGCGACCGCCTCGACCCCGCGAGCAGGGAGCAGAACCTGCTTATCAGCTTGCCGGCGGACATGGAGCTGCAGGCGCAATTGAGCGCTGTGAAGTACCGCCTGACCTCGGACGGTCGCATAGAGGTTGAGCCCAAGCACGCTTCAAGCACGGCCGCGTCCGGCAGCCGCAGCAAGTGGGGCCTTAAGAACCGCCTTGGCTATTCCCCCGACAAGGCCGACGCCGTAGTGCTGGCGGTGTGGGGCGCCGACCATTGCGCCACAAGTAACTCCGTAGCCGCGGCCATCTCGTCCGGGCACCACGCGGAACCCGTCCACGAGTACGCGCCCGACAGTCCCATCGGGGACATCTCCTTCGAGGAAGGTCTGATCTGATGAACATAGCCGACCTGGTACGCCGCTTCGCCGACAAGCTCCCGGGCTCCACCCGGGAGGTTCTGCCTACCCAGGAGGTTGCGGTCTCCCAGGACTCGCAGTACTCCCGCATGGAGACCCTGCAGTACAGCCCGGACGACCTGATCACCAAGAAGAAGTTCGACGCCTACGAGAAGATGATGACCGACGACCAGGTCAACCTCTCCATCACGGCGCTCAAGCTGATACGGCTCTCCTCCGGCTACGAGATAGAGGCGGCCTCCGAGGATCCCCGCGACATCGAGGTGGCGGACTTTGTGGGCTACGCGCTCGAGAACATGCAGGACGGCTGCAGCTTCCACAACGTGCTGCTCAACGTGATGGGCGGCCTCGAGATAGGCTGGTCCCTGCAGGAGCTGGTGCACCGCTTCTACGAGGACGGCCCCTACGCCGGCAAGGTGGGCCTGCAGGCCATCAAGAGCAAGAACCCCAAGTACTTCAACGTGGCCGTGGACGATTTCAGCAACCCGCAGAGCGTGGTCGCCATCACCTACCCCGAGTACGGCCGCAAGTACCCCATCGAGAAGTTCCTGCTGTACTCGTTCATGAAGCGCTACGAGAACGTGTTCGGCACGGCCCGCCTGCGCGCGCTCTACCAGTGGTGGTGGGTGAAGCAGACCATGATACGCGCCATGGGCGTGTACATGGAGAAGTTCGGCCTGCCTATCCCCACCGGCACCTACCCCAAGCACTTTACCAAGGCGCAGCAGGACGAGTTCCTGGTGGCGCTGACCAAGCTGCGCATCGAGCACGCCATCATCGTGCCGGACGGCACCAAGGTGGACTTCAAGGAGCTGGCCGGCAAGGGCTCGGAGGCGTTCCTCAACATCATCGAGAAGGCCGACGCGCAGATAGCCAAGGTTATCATGGGCCAGACCCTCACCAGCGGCGCCGGCAAGACCACCGGCAGCTCCAAGGGCGAGGGCGGCGGCGTGGGCACGCTCGGCCAGGTGCAGTTCGACATCCTGGTCATGTACCTGGACTACCTGGGGCGCGACCTCTCCACCGGCCCCATGGCCACCCTTATCAAGCGCCTGGTGGACTACAACTACACCGGCGTCTACAAGTACCCCACCTTCAAGTTCAAGCCGCTGTTCCCCGAGGACCTCAACCCGCAGATAGAGATGTTCCTCAAGTGCGTGCAGCAGGGCGCCATCATCGCCACCCCGGAAGACGAGGAGCAGCTGCGCAAGATGCTCGGCTTCAAGGGCCAGTCCGACAACCGGCTGCGCCCGAGCAAGTCCGTCAACGCGCCCAAGCCCATCAGCAAGCCGGCGCCGGAGTACCCGGACGCGACCGCCGCGTCCTTCGCGGAGAAGCGCTACCGCCGCAAGCTGACCGCCTTCGAGGAGAAGGTGGACTTCCCTGGCGTGGTGGAAGTGCAGGACGAGGCCGTGGCCAGGATCCTGCCGGAAGCCCAGGCCGCGGTGAAGGGCATGGTGGACGCCTGCATGGAGCAGGTGCAGAAGGACCGCATCATCGAGGAGAACAAGCTGGCCGCCATCAACGCGCTGGACCTGCGCGGCAAGGGCGCCCTTAACAAGCTGTTCGCTGACGAGCTGCTTTCCGTGGCCCGCCTCGCCGGCCGCGACGCCCGGCGCGAGGTGCGCGCCGTTGCCAAGCACGCCGACCTGGACTGGATGACCCCCGAGGAAGTGCTGAAGTTCATCAAAGCCAAGTCCTTCTGGATGACCGACGTCACCGTGAAGAAGGTGCTGGACATCATCAAGGCCGAGCTCTACAACGGCATCAAGACCGGCAAGTCCTACGGCGACATCTACCACAACATCCAGGGCGCCGTGGAGCCCTACGTGGGCAAGCCTGGCGTGGCCTCGGACATCTCCGAGGACCTGCTGGCGGCCCGCCTGGAGACGGCCGTGCGCACCAACGTGTCCGAGGCGTACAACCAGAGCCGCGACGCCTTCTTTACCACGCCCGACATGCGCGAGTTCGTGGTGGCCTTCCAGTACTCGGCCATCCTGGACGACCGCGTGCGCTCCAACCATGAGCGCATGGACGGCCGCATCTACCTGGCCACCGACCCCGTCTGGAAGCTGTGGACGCCGCCTAACGGCTTCAACTGCCGCTGCATGAAGATACCCGTCACCAAGTACGAGAAGTTCACCGTGTCCGCGCCCCCGCCCGCAGGCGTACAGCCGGACGCGGGTTTCAAATAACCAGGAGGAGCCATGCTCAAGCCCGATACCAAAGAGACCGAGAAAGCCTTTACCGCCCGCTTCATGAACGACGACGACATGAAGGCTAAGTACCCGAACATCGACCAGCGCATGGCCGTGGCGCACAAGCAGTTCCTGGCCTGCCAGGAGCACGAGTCCCTGGAAGAGATCTCCGGCCGCGAGATCTTCAAGGCCGGCACCTACTACGGCCGCAAGTACACCGAGGCTGACCTGGACACCATCGTCAAGAATACCAACGACCTGATAGCCGCGGGCAAGCACCGCGCGCCCTCCAAGCTCGGCCATGACGACGCGCAGACCTTCGCCAAGATCAACGGCCTGCCGGCCGTGGGCTGGGTGTCCCGCGTGTTCCGCAAGGGTGCGAGCCTCTTCGCCGACTTCGTGGACGTGCCGGCCCTGGTCGCTAAGGCGATCAAGGCGAAGCTCTACAACAGCGTGTCCTCCGAGATCTACCTGGACGAGCACGCCAAGCGCGAGTTCGGCGTGAAGGGCCCGGTGCTGCGCGCCGTGGCCTGGCTGGGCGCCGACGTCCCCAAGGTCAAGGGCATGACGCCCCTGGCCGCCATGCTGGACGACTCCGAGGACGAGGTCGCTATTGTGCGCCTCGAGGACGCTCCCGCGGGCAAGCTGATGGTGCCGGCCAACCGCCACCCCTACGGCGCCCTGGTGAAGGTCAACGGCGGCGAGGACGTGCACGTGGTCCACGCGGTGCACCCGGACGGCACCTACTCCACCCACAGCCTGCGCGACAACAACAAGTACGAGCAGTTCGTGCCGCACGAGAAGTGCCAGCTGCTCACCGAGGCCGAAGCGGCCGCGGCATTCAAGCTTTCCGAAGAACACGGTAAGGCCGGCGACGCCGGCGCCGACAAGGCTTCGGGGAAAAACCACAAGGAGGTCACAATGACCGAACAGGAAATAGAGGCGCTCAAGGCCGACAAGGCCGCCAGCGACCAGAAAGCCGCCGAAGCCTTGAAATTCGGCGAGGAGCAGAAGAAGAAACTCGAGGCCCTGGAGCTCAAGGGCAAGGAAGACCGCATCGCGGCCTTCTGCGACACCCACAAAGCGGTCCTGATCCCGGCTCTGCAGCCGAAGTTCAAGACCCTGGCGCTCGCGCAGAGCGCCGTCGTGAAGTTCGACGACAAAGAGGTGCAGCCCCTCGAAGCCTTCCTCTCCCTCACCGAGGAGATACTCAAGGCCAAGGCCGTGCCCACCGGGGAAACCCCTGAGGGCAAAGAAAAAGGCGAAGCGTCCACCGACGCGACCGTCAAGCTCGAGGAGACGTTCAAGAACTCGGGCAAAGGCAAGGACGACGTGCGCAACGCCGACCTGGCCGTGAAAGCAGAGAAGTACGCCGAGGAGCACAAGTGCTCCTACCGCGAAGCGCTTCTGAAGCTTTCCCAGACCGAAAAGAAGGAGGACTAAACAATGTCCAAGACCGCAGGCTCTAACGCACTCAACATCGCCGACATGGCGATGCAGGCCGGGGCGGACCTCTCCGCCAAGCAGTACTACCTCGTGAAGATGGACACCGATGAGGGCGACGTCGTTCTCGCCGGTGCCAACGCGAAGGTGCTGGGCGTTCTCCAGAACGCTCCTACCTCGGGCTATGCCGCCCAGGTCCGCACCGCGAGGGGCGTCTCCAGCAAGGTCGTGGCGGGCGAGGAAATCGCCGCCGGTGACCTGATCCAGAGCGACGCCAACGGCAAGGCCATCACGGCCACCGGCGCTGCGCAGCACATATGCGGGGTCGCCGTCACCGGCGCGTCCGCCGACGGCGAGATCTTCGAGATGATTCTGCTCGACGACTACGTCGCTTAACTACAAGGAGGATAGACTAACATGGGTAAACCTTTACCGAGCGACGTCCACATAGACGTCGCGCTTTCCAACCTCTCCATCAAGTACCAGAACGCGGAACTGGTCGGCGAGAGGCTCTTCCCGCCCCTGGTCGTAGACAAGGACTCCAACAAGTACTTCATCTACGGCAAGGAAAACATGCGCACGTACCGCACCAAGCGGGCCCCCGGCACCCGGGCGGCCAGCATGGACTGGTCCGTGAGCTCGGACTCCTTCAAGTGCGAGGAGTACGCCCTCGAGCACCCGATCCCGGACGAGGTCCGCAACGAGGCCGACGCCCCGCTGAAGCCCGAGTCGGACGCGGCCGAGATGCTCAGCGACACGCTGATGCTGGACCACGAGGTCCGCATCGCCACGCTGGCCACCACCTCGGGCTCGTTCGCCAGCGGCCACGCCAACGCGGCCGCCAAGAAGTGGGACGACTTCTCCGCCTCCGACCCCATCGAGGACGTCCGCGCCATGAACTCGCTGATCCACGGCAAGATCATGAAGCCGGCCAACGTCATCCTCCTGGGCAAGCAGGTGTACGACGTGCTGCGCAACCACCCCGCCATCCTGGCGAGGCTGTCCGACTCCAACACCCGCATCGTGACCCCGGCCCTGCTGGCCATGCTGTTCGACGTGCAGGAAGTGCTCGTCGGCGGCGCCCGCCAGATCACCTCGGTCGAGGGCGCGGCCACCGAGGTCAGCTCCTACGTCTGGGGCAAGAACGTGGTGCTGGCGTACAAGGGCAACCCGGGCCTGAAGACCATCACCTTCGGCCAGGTGTTCCGCCGCCAGGGCTACCGCCAGGTCGAGAAATGGCGCGAGCAGGCCATCAAGTCGGACATCCTCAAGGTGGCCGACAAGACCGACGAAAAGATCATAGCCTCCGGGGCCGGTGCCCTGCTGAGCGCTGTGGTCGCCTAAAGGAGACTGACCAGATGAAGAAAATACTCCTCGGCGCGGCCCTCGTGGCCGCCTTCATGATGGTCGGGGCGGGCTCGGCGAAAGCCGAGCTCGTCACCTCGACCACGAGCCTCTCTGGCGCAACCCTGAAGGCTTCGCAGAGCAACGGGACGATCGTGGAGGCCTGCGTGGTTAACACCTACGCGGCCGCCAATACGTTCCACTTCTACGACGGCACGACGCTGAAGTTCAGCATCTCCGTCGCCACTGGCACGTCGTTCACCCTCAACTTCGCTGAGCTCCTCAAGGAGCAGTGGGTGGTGTCCGGCAACTTCATCGTGAAGGCCAAAGTGGAAGACGCCGACGGCAGGGTGACCTGCTCCGTCTGGCAGAAGAGGGCGAACTAAACCATGGCCTACTGCACCTCCACTGAGGCAAAGGACCAGGCGCTTGTAAAAGTCATAACTCAGGCGAGCTGGACGGACCCTGCCGACATAAACACACGCATCGCGGAAGCTGATGCAGTGATTGACGCGGCTTTAGCCGCGGTCGGGTACACGGTACCGTTCACAGCTACGCCGGCGTTAGTGAAGCAGCTCTCTATCCTGTACACCAGGTACGCTGTTATCCGCGACATTTACAAGAACTCGGCCCCTTCCCAGGGAGGTGCGGACGGCTGGAAGCCCTACAAGGACGCCTTCGACGAGCTTATCAACAAGCTCGTCGCGGGCACCCTTGTCATCCCCAACGTAGCGAAGTCCTCCGGCGGCGTGCAGATAAGCACGTCCTCGGTTAAGCGGGCGCTGACGATGGCCGCCCCCGAGAACCTCGGCACGGAGATAGACGACTCCTACATCGACGATTCGGTAACAGGAGACCCCTCATGAAGAAATTCATTTTGTTAGCGGCAGTTCTGACCCTGGGCTTCATGGCCGGGGTTTCGCGCGCCGGCGAGGACGCCACGGGCGACCTCAGCAAGACCAGCATGGGCTATGCCTATGCCGGCAACCTGGCGCTCAACACCGGCCTGGCGTATAACCAGACCTACCTGCTCGACCTGGACTACTACAAGGCCACCCGCGCCGCGCTGACGGTGACCTACAGCTCCGGCAGCTACAGCTCCGTGGCCTTCTCCACCAACGCGATAGCCATGGGCTCGGCCAACATTACGGCCGCGGCGCACGGCTTCCCCCTGGGCCTGCCGGTGCTTCTGAAGGCCACCGCGGGCACCGTGCCCGGCCCCCTGACGGCCGAGACCACCTACTACGCCATCCCGGCCAGCGCCAACATAGTGCAGCTGGCCACCACGTCCGCGCAGGCCGTGGCCGGCGACCCGATAGTGCTGGTTTCCTCCACCAACACCGGCACCCAGACCTACACCCTGGCCCCGCTGGCGATCGCCGGCAGCCCGGTCTTCGCCTTCAAGGCCAGCAACGACAACTCGGCCTTCGTGGACCTGGCCGTTTCCAGCGCGACCACGGGGCACTACGTGGCCGGCGGCCTCACGTTCGGGCGCGACCTGGGCGAGTTCAACTACCGCTACCTGCGCATGGACGTGACCGCGCCCACGGCCGGGGCCCTGAACATCAAGGCCGTGGTCCACACCAAGCCTTAAGGAGCCGGCATGAGCGTAGCGATCGTAACCCGGATAGACGGCCTGCAGCGCACCCTCGGCAACGTGGATGCGCTGAAGGCTTATCTAGGCGCCATCCTGCCTTACAAGCAGGCGGCCACCGTGGTTACGGCCTCCGTGCAGCGCAACTTCGTGGCCGGCGGCCGCCCGCAGAAGTGGGAGGAGCTCTCCCCCCTGACCAGGTTCATCCGGGCGCACCGGCGCGGCAAGCAGAACCTGAACCCGGTGCCGCTGCGCGATACCGGCCGCCTGGAGGGCTCCGTAGTGCCCCATGCCGCGGTGGACGCCCAGGGCGGCACCTTCGGCGCCAAGACCAACGTCAGCTACGCCCGCAAGATGCACGAGGGCGGCGTTACCACGGCCTCCGAGGTAGTCATAGACACCTTCATCCGGAACGCCCGCACCGGCGAGTCCCGCGTGCGCTCCTACGTGATGCACCTCAAGGGCGGCAAGCGCATACCGGCGCGGCCGTTCATGATGGTTCAGGAAGCAGACAAGACAGTTATCCGCCAGATCTTCATGGACTGGCTAAAGGGGGCGGCCGATGGCAAGTACGGTGGAAAATAAAATCTTCGTGGCTGTCCGCGAGATCCTGAAAGCGGCCTCCATCTACCACACCCATGCCGGCGGCCAGGGCTACATGAAGGCCGTGCTCGATGGCGTGCGCGGCGGCGTGCCCGAGAACGCCTTCCCCCTCACGCTCCTGGAGCCGGGCGTGACCACCGAGGACGAAGGCACCACCACGCGGCGCCGCCTGCTGCGCTTCAGCCTGCGCATCGTCTGCTTCATGGAGTGCTCCGACTTCGACAAGCAGATAGTGGGCGACACCAGCAACAAGGGCATACTGGATTTCGTCAACGACATCAAGAACGCCCTGGAAGTGTACCCGGACCTGAACTACGACGGCACCGGCAAGCGCTGCAACTACTTCTCGTTCCCGGAGACCAAATTTGAAGCGGAGCTGTTTCCCTTCAGAACTGCGGAAATTACAATGCGGGCTACCGTCCTCACCGACGGGGCTTCAGCCAGATAAGGAGAAAGAACCATGTCACCATTCAGCCTTGAAGCAAAACGGTGGGGACTCAAGAAAGAGGGCACCCGCCTGACCGCCGAGACGACCGCCACTAAGTGGCTGTCGGTCGATCCCGGCTCGGAGATCTCGCACCGCCTGGAACTGCTGGAAGACAAGGGCCTGCGCGGCATTAAGGCCGCCTACCCCTCGCACTCCGGCGTGAAGGTCACGGACGGCAAGGTCACCGCGCCCGTGCGCACCAGCAACTTCGGTGAGTTCCTGCAGATGCTGCTCGGCAACCCTTCCTCGGCCGAGCAGAGCGTGGTCACGGTGGAAGCCGGCGTCAACGACAAGATAGACCTGGCCGAGGACGGCGGGGCCGCCGTAGCCGCCACCCTGACGGCCGGCTCGTACCCGGTAGGCGCCTCGAGCGCGACCGCCGGCACCTTCTGCAAGCTGGTGAAGGACCAGCTGGAAGCCGCCAACGGCGCCGACACCTACACGGTGGCCTACGACACCGCCACGCGCAAATTCACCATCACCAAGAGCGCCGGCGTGTTCGTGCTGCAGTGGAACACCGGCACCAACAAAGCCACCTCGGCGCGCGCCCTGCTGGGCTTCAACGACGCCGACACGGCCTCCGCGATCGCGGCCACCTCGGACGTGGCGGTGGCCAACCGGGTGCACAAGCACACCTACCTGCTGCCCTCCGGCGTTCAGCCGCCCACGTACACGTTCTTCATCGACCGCTCCCTTGGCGTGAAGAAGTACAACGGCGTGGCCGTCAAGAAGATGATGATCAAGGGCAACGCGGACGGCTTCGTGCAGCACGACACCGAGCTGCTCGGCCTGGACGAGGCCACCGGCGACATCGGCAGCCCGGTCTACACCGACGAAGCCACCCCGCTGACCTTCCAGCACGTGGCCGTGAAGCTGGGCGGCGCGGCCATGACCAACGTGAAGGAGTGGTCCCTGTCCCTGGACTCCGGCCTGTTCGCCAAGCGCAACCCCGGCAGCCAGGTGGCCGTGGACGTGCTGGCGCCGGCGCGCATGAAGATAGAGGGCTCGCTGACCGTCTACTTCGAAGACGAGACCGAGCGTGCCAAGTTCATCGCCAACACCACGAACTACCTGCAGTTCCTGATTCAGGGCGACACGCTGGCCGGCACCACCAAGGAGGCCGTGGACATCAACCTCTACAAGATCGCCTACAAGGCGTTCCCCTACGGCGACCTGGACGGCCTGCTCGGGGCCCAGGCCACGTTCGAAGCGGTTTACAGCGTGACCGACGGCAAGCTGGTGCAGGTGGACCTCACCAACAAGGTCGCGTCGTACTGAGACCAGGAGGGCTAAATGGCAGACAAGAAAGGTAAAGGCATACCCGCCGAGGCGATAGTCACGGCGGTGACCAAGGCGGAGAAAGGCCAGCTTGACGAGCTGGCCCGCCTGCAGCACAACGACGAGTCGGTGGCTTACGACCTGATAATCGTGGCCATCTACAAGGCGTTCAAGCGGCGCGGCGGCAGCCACACGCAGTGCGTGGAGGCCACCAAGCAGGTGATAGACTCGGCCGACATCAAGGTGGTGATTAAGTAACATGGCCGAGAATCTCGGAGACCTTTCGATAACCATCCGGGTCAACAAGCAGACCGGAGAGCTCGAGGTCCTCAAGGGGCAGGTTACCGATACCGGTAAAGCCATTGAGGGCCTCGGGCAGTCGTCGCTGGGCTCCTCCGAGCAGCTCGCCGGGCTGGCCGGGGCCATGACCAAGCTGGCCTCGGCCACGGCGGTGCTGGCGTTCCTCAAGACGGCCATCCAGGAGGCCGCGGCCGAGCAGGAGGCGCTGCGCATACTGAAAGCGCAGATGGACGCCCTCGGCCTTTCCTTTGAAACCAACCGCGAGCGCATAGCCCTGTGGGCGGCCGCCATGCAGCAGGCCGCGCACATCGAGGACGACGTAGCCATAGGCGCCCTGGGGCGCACCATCCAGCGCGTGAAGGACCTCGACCAGGCTATGAAGCTGGTGCAGCTCTCGCAGGACATAGCCATCGCCACCGGCAAGAACTTCGAGAGCACGCTGGACATGCTCTCCCGGGCCGCCGGCGGGGCGCAGCGCGGCCTGATGATGATGCGCCAGGAGTTCGGCGCGCAGCTCGAGGGCGTGACCAGCAACGAGGAAGCCCTGAACAAGCTGGGGGCCACCTACGGCGGGGCCTCCACCAAGGCGGCCAGCGCGGCGCTCTCGTTCGCGGACGTGGGCCGGCAGCTCAAGGACGCCGGCAAGTCCATGTTCAGCGACGTCCTGCCGGCCTTCCAGAGCTTCATGGACGTGGTCGGCGGCCCGGTGATGATAGTCCTAAAGTCGGTAGCCGTGGGCGTGGGGCAGATCTTCGCCCAGGTTATGCAGGAGGTGGCCTCCGCGGCCGCCGGCATACGCCGCCTGGTGGAAGGCGTGGTAGAGATAGTCTTCAACCTGTTCACCGGCCGCCTGCGGGCCGCCAAGGACTCGGCCGTGCAGCTCGGCAAGGATCTGCTGCAGATGCTCAAGGACGACATCGCCAAGCAGGCCGAGATAATGGCCTCGGGCGACGCCAAGCTGAAGGCTATCTGGACGGGCCAGAAGGCCGCCGCCAAGCAGAACCTGGTGGAGGTCTCCGAGTTCCGGGCGGCCGAGACCGAGAAGGAAGCGCAGGCCGAGCTCGAGAAGATGAACAAGCGCCTCGAGGAGCTACGCCGGCAGGAGGCTATCGAGCTGGCCGACAAGATGCTGATGAACGAGGAGAAGATAGCCATCCTCCAGCGCTACGCCGAGGCCGAGATAGCGGTGGTCACGGAGACCAAGAACAAGGTAGGCGAGGAAGAAGTGCGCTCGGCCGAGCGGATAGCGGCCATCCAGGACTCGCTGGCACTTAAGAAAAAGCAGATAGAGCAGGCCGGGCTGACCAACTGGAAGCAGGGCCTCAACGATTGGGCGAAGTACAACATGGACGCCAACGCCCGCATTGCCGATGTGGGCAAGCAGACCTTCGAGGGCCTTGCCAACGCTTTCGGCCAGGCCACGGCCCAGATGCTGGTCTCGGGCAAGAATTTCTCGCAGACCTTCGAATCCCTTTTCAAGAACCTGGCCAGCCAGGTGATAGCGCAGCTGACGGCCATGATAGTGAAGGCGGCCGTGCTCAGCGCCCTGACCGGCGGCACCGGCACGCTGTTCGGCGTCAAGGTGTTCGCCGAGGGCGGCCGCGTCTACAACCCCACCTACGCGCTGATAGGCGAAGGCGGCGAGCCGGAGAGCGTGGTGCCGGACTCCAAGGCCGCGGACTTCGCGCGCGGCGTGCTGGCCGGTAAGGGCAGCGGCAGCCGGTCCGGCTTCGCGCCCGCGGCGCGGCCTGGCGGAGACGACTCCATGGCGGCCGGCGGCGGCGTGGTGGTCAACCTGGGCGGCGTAACTATCAACCTGGGCGGCAGCAACATCAGCGAGGAGCAGATCCGCCAGCTGCTGGCGGCCCTGGGCAACGAGTCGGCCGAGGCGATAGCGCTGGCCCTGCAGATGCGTAACCTATCGGACCGCTACGAAGGGAGAGGCGTATGAACCTGGCGCTCGGAGCGAACCCCATCTTTTTAACCAAGAACTACATCAACCGGGACGTGGTGCTGGCCGGCGGCGTGTTGACCGCCTCCTCCATGCAGGCGCTCGCGGAGCGCGTGGTGGACATGGACCCCTACGCCACCTGGAACTCCGGCGGCTCCGACGACACCGTGACGGAGACCCTCGACATAGCGCTCTATGAGGGTATCACCCAGGTGCTGCGCACCGACATCGCGCTGCTGGCGCTGCTCAACATCAATTTCAAGTCGTTCACCATTCAGCTGTCGGATGACAACGGCTCCTCTTTCCACACGGTCTATACCGTGGCGGACCACGCCGCGCCGCAGTACGTCCTCGACCTGTCGGCCGGCGTAAAGAGCGCCAACTTCATCCGCGTGACCGCCACCACCACCCAGACGGCCAACGAGGAAAAGGTGCTCGGGACGGTGGTGGCGGCGGGGCTGATACGGCAGATGACGGCCGACCCGGTGCACCCCATGGCGCGCGCCCCCAGGAACAACGTGCGCGTGCTGACCATGGCCGACGGCTCGGAGAACATCTCCTATATCAAGCGCTCGGCCGCCTCCGCGGAGTTCTACGGCGGCGCCTTCAAGTTCTCCTACGTGACCGACGCGGAGCTGACCGAGATGAAGGCCCTGTGCCGCGAGTACCCCACTTTCCTGTTCTACCCGGAGCCCTACGAGAAGCCGGGCGAGATCTACCTGTGCCGCTTCGTGGCGCCGCCCAGGGTGCAGAACTCGGACTACTACAAGGGGGCAGGCTACGACCTCAGCTTTGACGTAAGGGAGGTCGGGTGAGCACTGTCCTCGAGCGCGTCTCGCAGGCGTTCGTGAACGCCTGGAACAACCGCACCGAGAAGTACGTGGTGCGCGAGCTGCGCTATAAGCGCCGGTACTGGAACGGCTCGGCCTTTGTTTACGAGGCCAACTGGAAGACGCTCACTATGCGCGACTTCAAGTCCGTGGGCTCCATCGTCCAGCAGCTCGACACCATCAAGCTCAACGAGTTCCGCACCAGCAACCTGACCGTAACGCTCAACAACGACCGCAACCTGTGGTCGCCCTACAACGTCTACGGCTACTTCGGCGCGGACGACATCGCCACGGCCGGCTACAAGGCCTACAAGACGCTGTTCCAGATTTATTCCGGCTACGAGCTGGCCGACGGCACCGAGGAGCTGGTGTGCCAGTTCACCGGCTACCTGACGGACTACAACATCAACCCGCGGGACGGCTACATCGAGATGACGCTGACGGGCTTCGAGGAGAAGCTGCGCGGCAAGGACGCCAAGACCACGCTGTCCACGGCCTTCACGGACGAGGCCATGGTGCCGGCCGCGGGCGACGGCAGCAACAAGGACTTCTACACCACCTCTACAGGCGTAGCCTACCTGGAAGGCAACGGCGTGAAGCTTGACGGCGTTTCCATGCAGGAAGGCGTAGAGTACACCATCTCCAACACCGCCAAGCCGGGCGAGGGCGCCAAGATATCCTTTGCGGATGCGCCGGCTCCCGGGGTAGTTCCTACCGCCAGCGGCCGCAAGTGGGCCGGCACGCAGAAGATAGAGACCCTGGTGGCCGCCCTGTGCGACACGGCCGGCATCACCTCCGGCGAGCGCATCATCGAGAACGTGCTATTCCCCAACGGCATCAACGGCTACAAGCAGCTGGACCTGCAGGCCGAGTGGGAGGACGGCTCCACCCTGCAGAACATCACCACCACGCTCGGCGACCGCATAGCGCAGAAGTGGCTGAAGATAGACGACTTCGCGGACGGCACCATGGAGAAGTGGCAGGCCGTCTATGCTTACGACTCCGGCACCGCCGCCTCGGCCGCCTCTGGCAAGCTGGTGCTAACGGCCACCTCACCGGGCCCTGACGGGAAGATGATCGCCTACGGCATCACCAACCTCAACAAGCATTCCGGCACCTGGCGCTGGAAGGGCTCACTGTCGGCCAGCGCCCCCATCGGCATCATGGTCTCCTCCGGCTTCTGGTTTATGTGCGCAGGCACCAGTAACTACGGCGGCGGCATCTTTGTGGCCGGCTACGGCCTGATCTACGACCACAACGCCGACACGCTGGTCTTCCGCAAGCAGTCGTACGGCTTCGGCATACAGCGCACCGACACCGCGGTGGCCTCCGGCCTGGGCACCGGCGAGCACGAGTTCCACGTCACCCGCGACAATAGCGGGGAGTTCAAGATCTACGTGGACCAGGTGCTGAAGGCCACCACTACCGACAACGACTTCTACAGCGGCTTCTTCATGTGCCAGCTCTGGGTGAGCTATTCCTCGGGCACGCTGTCCCTGGACGACCTGTATTTTTCCGATGGCCTCGAGAGCGACACGCCCACGGCCGACGCGGCCCTGTTCACCTCCAAGGAGTACGACATCCTCTCCGTGCCCAAGGCGTGGGGCATTATCGAGAAGTCCGAGACGCTCAACGGCGGCACCATCGCCTACTACGTGGCCTCGCACGCGGCCTCCGGGCAGGCATACACGGACGGCGAGTTCGTGCTGGCCACGCCGCAGATCCTGGCTGAGCTGCGCCAGTTCTTCAAGATCCGCGTGGCCATCACGCCAGGCGCAGGCAAGTTCTTCTCCCCCTGGTGCAATAAGGTAAAGGCCAACTTCACCACCTCCGAGATCTTCGTGGCGCTGGCCAACTTCCTCGGCATGACCTGCTACGCCGCCATCCAGAAGCTCGGCAAGCTGTGCAACTACGAGTGGGGCTTCGCCGGCGACGGCACCTTCTTCTTCCGCTCCAAGTCCGCGTCCACCACGCCGCTGCTCTACCTGACGGCCAAGGACATAGTCTCCATCTCCAGCGTGAAGCCCGGCTGGAACGAGATAATCAACGTGGCACAGGTGCCCTACGACGGCAACTACTACCGCGAGTACAACTCGGCCACGCTGCCGGAAGCCAGCCCCACCAGCCAGGACACCTTCGGCGACCGCATCAAGAGCGACACGGCCAGCGACTTCCTGCTGGCCAACGACGCGGACCTAGCCTCGGGCGTGGCGCAGATCATCCATGACGACAACTACCTGGAGCGCCTGCGCGTCAGCATGACGCTGCGCTTCATCCCGTTCCTGTACCTGAGCGACACCCTGCAGATAGACTACGCCGACGACCCGCTGCAGAAGGACTACATCTTCGGCGACCGCCTGCAGAAGTTCGGCAGCCAGGCGTTCGGCGAGGCCGGCAACGAGATGCTGTTCCGCGAGAAGCTTTTTAAGGTGGTGGGCATACGGCAGCGCGAAGACGACGAGATGACCGACGCTACTCTGGAGGAGATCATATGAAGAAATTACTGCTGGCCGCGGTGGCGGCTTTCTGCTTGAACGGCGCGGCCTTTGCGGCTTGCACGCAGGAGCCGGGCGGCCTTATGCTGAAGCTGCCGAACTATGGCGACCGGGGCGACGTGTGGGCCAGGTGCGTGCGCGACAGCCTGGACATAGTAAACGACGCGGCGCTCTCCTCCACGACCATCGCCAACTACGTGCTCAAGTCCACCCCGGTGCTGACCGGCGGCCTGGTGTCGAGCAGCTGGGCCAACTTCACGTCCTCCGTGGCGGCCTCCGCATTCTACGGCAACGGCACCACCCTGACCGGCATTATTCCGAGCTCGGCCACCGGCACCTACGCGCTATCCATCACCGGCAACGCGCAGACGGCTACCACGGCCACGACCGCCACCAACAACGTGCTCAAGGCCGGCGACTTCATGACCGGCCAGCTGACGACCACGTCCTCGATGACGGCGCAGCATGTAATGCTCAACCAGTACGCCAACCCGTCGCTGACCTTCAAGGGCAACAACGAGAACAACGGCGGCAACATCTTCTTCAAGTCCTCTAGCGACGGCTCCGCAGATTACAACTGGAAGCTGTGGCACCAGCCCTACGTGGCCGGCGTGATGGCGAACAGGCTCTATCTCTATCCGCGCACTCCTGTGGGCGGCTATCACACGACCTGGACCGATACCGGGCTCGGCCTTTTCAACGGCGCCCCGGCCTACGCCCTGGACGTCACCGGCGGCATCCGCGCCACCTCCACCATGACCGCCAGCGCCTATTATGGCGACGGCTCGAACCTCACCGGGGTCATCACCTCCACGGCCGCCCTGCAGGCCGACATCAACAGCCGGGTGTCAAAGTCCGGCGACAAGATGACGGGCCAGTTAACTACTGCCTCGACCATCACGGTGCAAGGCAACGCTTTCAGCGTGGGCGGCGATACCCTTTCCGTGAATAGCGGAATGGTCGGGATAGGCGCGGCCGGCACTTCCAATAAGCTTACCGTAGTAACCGAAAGCGCGGCTTCCGGGCTTCTTCTTCGCAGAAACAGCACAACCCCTGCGACACAGGTTCGCCTTAATTTTGCGAACTCTACCTCAGATACCATTGGCGCTTATATCGCGAGCGAAAGAACCGCGGACGCGACTTCTTCCCGGCTGATATTGGCCACCACAGAAAAGGTGGAAGTTTCGGGGAATCAGTTTTCTGTCGGGGCTTCTTCTTTTGCGGTTGTGCAGGGAAATGTCGGGGTCGGTACTGCTTCCCCCGCTTTTGCGTCTGGAAGTGGTTTAGAGATAGAAAGAACCAGTACGGCTACCCTCCGACTTCAAAGTTTATCTGCTCCTTCCGCCGTGGAATTGAGCGCAGACTGGGCAGGAACAAATCTTCACTTACGCGGAACCCAACAATTCCGCGTTACAAACGAATCTTCGGAATTGCTACGCCTTGCGACTTCGGGCAATTTGGGAATCGGAACTGCGACCCCTATTTTTCGTAGTGGATACGCCGCCCCGTGGCTGACTATTAAATCCGATGCCCCCGGCCTTATCCTTGACGATACTGGAAGCATTACACGATCCCGTTATTTTAATAATAATGCAGGTCTTTTAGAAATAGGTCAGATGACCAACGACGGGACATCAGCGGTAACGCATTTATCGATAGCCCACACGTCTGGGAACGTCGGGATCGGAACCATAACCCCGGCCAGCCGCCTGCACGTGGTCGGCAACGTCACGCTGTCCAGCAACACCGCGCTGACCACCTACACCGAAACCAAGTCCAGCGCGGCCGTGTCGACGACCTATGACGTGTCATGGTCTTCGGGGTCGGTGTACTGGCTGTCGCTGAACGACAACACTACGCTGACCTTCAGCGGCGCGCAGGACGGCCAGTCCCTGACGCTGTTCGTCAAGCAGAACGTGGGATCGAAGGCCATCACGTGGCCGACGATATCGTGGCCCAGCGCCACCGCGCCCACGCTGACAACCACGGCCGGCAAGACCGACATCATCTCCCTCGTCTACATAGGCGGGGTGTACTACGGCTTCCTGGGAGGACAGAACTACTAACATGAAAACCATCATCACCCTCGCGCTTCTGCTCGCCGCTGTTCCCGGCCACGCCATGCTGGCTACCCGCGTAGTGGCGGCCACCAAGGCCGGCTCGCTGAAGTCGGTCACCGCGTTCCCGTCCAGCTACTCGGCCATTACCGAGCAGGGCGCGGCCATAGACAACCCGACCTACGGCTACTCCGAGGACACTCAGTACTGCACCCAGGGCGTGGGCGCCTCCGGGTACGGGGACTCCCTGGCCGGCACCATCAACTACAAGGGCTTCAACTTCTCTATCCCGGCCGGGGCTACCATCCGCGGCGTAATAGCGTACTGGCGCAAGTACTCCGCGGATCCCACCAACACCTACGACACCTACGTGAAGCTGGTTAAGGCCGGCACCGCGACGGGCGACAATAAGACGTCCTTCGTAACCTGGCCGGCTTCCCCCGCCACGCTGGACTTCGGCGCCCAGGACAGCCTCTGGGGCACCACGCTGACGCCCACGGACGTGAACAACGCCGGCTTCGGCCTGCAGATAGGCTGGACGTTCACCAACCTGGGCACTACGCCGGTGCCGTACACGGACTTTGTGAAGCTGACGATCTACTACACGGAGTAAACCATGTGGCCCTTTAAGCGCAAAGAATGGGAGAAGCTCGGCCGCCCCTGGGCGACCGAAGAAGTCAGCGCCATGCTCAGGGAGCAGCTGGCGCCGCTCTATCCCCCCTTCCTGCGCGACCGGGACTACCGCGGCATCTCGTCAGCGGAGTTCGAGAGGATCCTGTTCGACTGCTGGTTCCCCAACGACTACAAGGGCTGGACCAAGGAGATCTGGGACTGCGACAACTTCGCCGTGGGGTGCATGGCGAAGGTGCAGGAGCGCTGGGCGAAGATCTCCAAGGGCAAGGAAGCGCTGGCCTTCGGCTACATCGAGGCCAACGTGCAGGGCATGGGCTGGCACGCCTTCATCTGGCACCTGGACGACAAGGGCGTGGTGCGCTTCTACGAGCCGCAGACCGGACGCCGCTGGGCGCCGGTGCTGCTGGACGTAAGGCTGGTGGAGGCATGAAGGGCAGGCTGTTTTACCTCTGGCGCAAGGAAGGACCGCCTCAGCGCCTTGAGGTCTTTGACGGCCATGACCTGGAGAAGAAGCCGGAGATCCCGGAAAGCAGCAGTCCGATAGCGCGGTTGAAAGCGGCAGTCGAAAAGGCGCATGAGAAGCGCCGCAAGATACTCAACAAGTGGAGGAACAATGGAAAAGGTTATTAAGCTTTTGGGCGGCAGGAAGAACGGCTCGGACCACACCGGCATCTTCGATGTGCCCACCCTGCTCAAAAACCTTTTAACGGCCCTGTTGCTGTTCGGCTCGATCTCCTTTACCGCCGGCCAGTACTTCGGCAACGCCAAGGACCTCCCGGCCCGCGTGGCCACCATCGAGCGCAAGGTGGACCGCTCCGAGGCCCAGCAGGAGGCCATCCTGACTGAGCTGCGCGCCCTGGGCGTGGATATGCGCGAGCTGCGCAGCTGCCTGATGAACAGGAGCAATAAATGAACCGCACCGCCGCTGACGTGCGCCGTGCCTGCGCTGCCGTGCTGGCCGCCGGCTTCGAGCCGAAGGCCGACGGGACCACCTTCTGCAACCTGGCCGTCCACGCCATCCTTGACCGCTTCGGCCTGGGCGCCCTGGTCTGGGATCAGGAGCGCGGCCGGCCGATGCTGGCGAACTACATGGCCGACAAGCTGGAGAGCGCCTGCCGCGAGCTCACCTTCGACGAAGCCTTCGGCGAGGCCAACAAGGGTTCCCTGGTGGTCGCGGCGCTCAAGATGCCGGGCCATGGCCACGTGGCGGTGGTCTATCCCTTCCCCGCCAGATTTACCAGCGGCAAGTGGATGCGATGGGACATACCCTGCGTAGCCAACGTGGGCAAAGAGAACGGCGTGATGCCGCTCAATTGGGCTTTTGGCGCCAAGCCGCGGCTGTGGCTGGTGCCGGAAAATAAACAGGAGGAAGCATGAAAAAAATACTCATAGCGGTGGCGCTCTGCTTGGCGGCGGGCGCGGTGCAGGCGAGAGACTTCGGGCTGCTGGACCTGGCGGCCCCGCAGACCTCGGCCGGGACGTTCATTTCCATGGACGGGACCGGCAGCGCGGCGGGCATTACCGTGGCGGTGGTCACCCACAAGGCCCCGGCCTCGAACAACGTGCTGGCGGCCTTCGTGAGCGGCTGGGTGCCGCTTACCCTGGGCGGCACCATGGGCGCCGGCCTGGGCGGCCCTTCTGTGGCGGCCGGCACCGGCCTGAATCTGCTGCCGGCGGCCCGCGCGGGCCTGCTGGGCGTCATAGGCGGCCTGGCCAAGCCGGGCGCGCTGGCGAGCCTGCGCGAGGCCCTGCAGGCCCAAGACAGCCCGGTGGCGCTGTTCGTGGGGCCGCAGTACAACCTGGTCTTCACCGCGCCGAACAGGTGTTACGGCAAGCCCACCTGGTTCATCGGCGCCAGCGTGACGTGGAAGTAAGGGGGATCTATGAGCGGAATAATCACAGCTATGATTGGGGCAGTCGGCGGCTTCTTTAAGGGCGGCGTGGTGGGCGTGGCGGCCTCTCTGATACAGAAGTGGCTCGGCAACAAGGAAGCCAAGTCCGCCCGCGACAAGGAGGTGGAACTCGCCCGCCTGGCTGTGGACCTCGCCAAGGCTACCGGCAACGCCAACGCCCTGATAGAGACTATCAAGGCCGAGGCGTCCATGCGGGCATCTTCCTATGAGCACGACAGCAAGACGCTCGGCATCGGCCAGGGCATAAAAGAGTTCTTCACCGGAGAGGCCGACAACCGGTCCTTCTGGGGGTATGTCCTGTTCGGTATAGCGTTCATGCTGGACTTCATCCGCGGCTCCCTGCGGCCGGCCATGTGCTACATCTACACCGGGCTCGGTGTCTGGGTGGTGATCTACGGCATCACGGTGGTGGGGATAGACCGGGCGGTGCTGCAGGAGTGCGTCAAGTACGGCCTCTACGCGGCGGTGGAGCTGGCCGGCGCCATTGTGGGCTGGTACTTCGGGCTCCGGCAGGACGACAAGATACGGAGGTAATATGGACTTTTCAATCGCGAAAAACATAAAGAAGGGCGTGGTCCACCTGGCCACCTACGCGGTCGGCCTCGGCTCCGCCTGGCTGGCCGCCAAGGGATTCACGCTGACCCCGGACCAGCAGCTGGTCCTGGTGGCGGCGCTCACCGGCGCCATCGGCTCCGGCCTCACCATGGCCCGCAACTGGCTCAAGGTGCGCTGGCCGGCGCGCTTCGGATGGCTGTAG